CCTGGTCAGTCGCACCCCAGGCATCGAAGAAGTACACCCGCTCGCCTGGGGCGTGCTCCGCGGCCACGGTATCCCCGCAGCCGCGACCGAACTCGGCGGTTCCGGTGGTCGGATCTACGGCATCCACGCGCACCAGCTCGCTGCCCCATAGGGCGGCCGTGCCCACCTCCACGCGCGTGAGCAGGCTGCCGCCGGACAGGGTAAACGCGGTGTCTGTGGGGCCGGCGCCCTCGACGACGATGGCGCTCGGACACCAGTCGAAAGTGCCAGTGCGCGCGAATTCGCCGCCCGCGGGCCGCGTCAGCAGGGCATAGCCCTGTCCGTTACCCGGCTTCACCCCAGCGGCCACGATGAATCCAGCATCGGCATCCAGTGCCGCCAGATCGCCGGCCGACAGCACGCCGGCCAGCTCGACGTACGGCGCCTCGAACAGTATCTGGTGCGCGATCGGATCAGGGACAGGACGCGATGGCGGCAGGGTCGGCTGGCCGACCACGTAGGCCGTGGCGGGCATGGCGAAGATATCCTGCACTGCGACGAGCCGTATGGCACCGCTCTGCAGCGTGCCGCGGTCGATGTCGGCCACCCTGCAAACCATGTCCGCGATGCCGCGTTTGGGCGACTGCAGGCGGAAGGCGTGACCCTTGCGCCAGTTGTAGGGCTTGCGATTGGTGGCCAGGCTGAAGCGGCGTGTCGGTATGGACTTGTTGCGCAAGTGGCGCAGGGCCAAACGGTTGGCCAAGGCCTCGGAAGGCACCTCGGGGTACTCGCGCACCTCGGGGTTCACGCTCCCCAGCGTATTGATCGCCGCCAGCGCGTGCACATGGGGCGTGATGCGCGACTGCTTCGTGTCCGGGTCGAACCACTTCACCGCCACCTGGTTGACGGCATCGTCCCGGCTGGTCGGGTCCTCCTGCCAGTCGAGAACGTCGTCGTCGGTCAGCACCGGCAGCGCGGCAATCTCCGACAGCGACAGTTCCCGGATCAGGTCCAGGTACCACTTGCCGTTGTAGCGTGAGCACTCCGCGCCGATCAGGTCCAGGACGCGCTGCCGGAACTGCTCGATCGTCTCCTGGGCGTGGTTGTACTTCGTGCAGATGCCGAAGGCTTCGGAGTGGAGACGGTCGGCAGCCGCGCGGAAGCTCGCGTCGTCGATCGACGCGATCGGCTCACCCTGCAGGTAGGTCAGACTGTCGTAGATGACGTGGGCCGGGTTCATGGCCAACTGGCCACCCTTCCACACGCGCAGCGACAACCCGCCGCGGTTGTCGTTGACCGGCTCGTCGTAGAGCCACAGCGTGTATGAGGCGGAGCCGGTCAGCACCACGTAGCGATCGGTGACCGCTGCCAGTGCCTCAGCAGCGGTCGGGAAGTACCAATTCGCGCGCAGGTCCGGGTCGGCTTCGGAGCCCCAGTACTCGGTCGTCTCCTCGGCATCGTTGGTCACGCGGAACCGGTTTGTCCACGGGCGGCCCTCGGCCAGTGGGTTGCTGTCGCTCGGCCAGGGCGACCACGCGTGGTAGGTGAGTCCAGGCGACTTGCTGACGATCAGCGTGTCCTGGGCGGTGAAGCCCGAATTGATCGTGACCCCGGCGTAGGGGCCGACCGCCGCGCTGGTGGCCGGAAATGCAAGGTCCTCGATGAATGTTTCGGGCGGCACCAGCACGATGGCTGCCTTGTCCGGATGCCAGCACACCCCGTCCAGCCACCCCTCGTAGATCCGCTCCGTCAGCACCGATATCGCCTTCGGGTACGGGTTCCCCGCGCCATACCGCCCGCTGTTGAACTGCAGGAGCGCCACGCCGTTATGGTTGGACGGGTCGGGGCCCATCGCAGTCTGAAAGAACACGTTGGGCTCGGCGTCAAGCTCGCCGAACATCACGTCGAACGTGCCCTGGATGCCGCCTTCCTTTTCTTCGCCGCCCCACAGGTTGGGCTGGTCGACGTTGATGCTGCCGCTGGCGGTCAGCTCGCCCTGCCAGGCCGGCACGTCACCGCCGCGGATCTGCAGCAGCTTGTCGAACGGGCCCTCGTGCAGCACCAGTTGGAAGAACGGGTGGTACCAGTAGCTGACGGTGGTCTTCTTGCTGCTACCCATGGGCCTGCGCCTCGCTTTCGTGTGCCCACTTCACCAGGGCGGCGGCCATGCCATCACCGGTGGCCAGCAGCTGCTGCTCATCGATGCCATCGCGCAGGAAGGCGCCGAAGTCCAGGCCGTGCCGCTTGAACCAGGCGCGTGACTTCGGCAGGCAGAACCCGGCCCGGGCGCGGAAGTACGGGATGGTGCGCAGGTGCTGAATGGTCACGATCACTTCTTGCCCTGCTTTTTCCGGATGGGCTCCGGGTCGCCGTTGAGCCATGCGGTCCACTTGCTGTCGTCGGTCCACACGCGGCCGTAGATGCGCTCGAGTGGGGCACCGTCTTCCACCACGGGCTGCTGGCCTTCGGTAGGTTTCGGCGGCTCCACCTTCGGCCGCATGGCCCAGCTGATCAGCATCGACACCACGAACATCACCAGTTGCACCCACCACGCCGCGGCCGGCTCGCCCGGCGCCGCCGGCGGGCGCAGCCCCAGCCAGTCGGCCAACAGCTGCAGGCCGCTGATGCTGGCCACCACGGTTGCCGCCCAGAACGCGGTGACGCGCGTCGCCTCGCGGTGCTTGTCCAGCACCAGGTAGTGCGCCATCCACCAGCACCAGTGCGCCTTCGCGGCGATGCGGGTCATCCCCATGCCTGCGACCTCCCCATCGGGTCCTCGGTGGGCAGGTAGATGAAGCCCGGGTAGTGGACGGCGTTGCCGCGGGCGGTGCAGGCCTCGAGGTTGTGCGGGCAACCCCAGTACGTGCGCAGCTCGCGGCCGCTGACCAGGTCCGGGTGGCCGTAGTCGACGGTGATCGCGTTGCCGGTGTGCGCCAGGATGTTGCGCACTTCCCACAGCCCGTTGCCGCGCTGCCACTTGATGAAGCCGCCCTCGAGGCCGAACGGCGACCCGGCGAACTCCGGCGCGGTGAGCGTGAGGCCGGCGGCGTCGGCGCTGAGCGTGGCCACGAACCACAGCGGATCCGTGTACACCCTGACAGCGTCGTCGACGGCCAGTCCGGCGGCGTTGTCGAGGGTGAACACGTTCCCGTCGACCGCTGCAATCTGCGCCGACTGGGGGTGGTCGTCGGCCCCGAGCCACTCTATCGGCCCGCCCATCACGGGCCGCGGCGCCACGAAGGGGAACGAAAGCGTGACGTCGTTGCCGTCCACCGCGCTCACCAGCCCGGTCACTGCGATCGGCTCCGGGTCAAGGTTGCACTGGCCGTAGCCCTGGCTGTACAGCGCCACGCTGCAGTTGCGCGAGATCCGCTTCGCCCGCCCTGCCGTGCGCGAGTTGCTGCGCGACGGGTCGCAGGTGAGCGTCATCTCCAGGTCCTTGAAGGATGGCGCGAGAACGCGGCCGGACCAGTCCTCGTGGATCTCTTCGTCCGGGTCGCCCAGGTGCGTGCTGGCGATCGTCACCGCCACCCGGCTGGACGGCGGGTACGGGCGCCACCAGCCCAGCAGCACCTGCGTGGGCGGCGTGTCGGTCGCGGCCGGGTCCAGCACCACGGGCATGGTGACGGTCACCTGCGCCTTGCCGCTGCTGGCGGTATCGCGGATGGGCGAATGGCTGATGCCGCGCGCCGCCTTGTACAGGTCGCCGCCGATGGTCAGGTCGCGGTCGGTGGAGTTGAACCGCTCCACCAGCGGGCCCAGGGCGAACGTGTACAGGCCCACCTTGCGGCCCAGCACGCGCGACAGCTCGAACAGGCTAAAGCCCATGGCGCGCCTCCCCGCGGAACTCGAGCGCGGTGCGCACCACGTCGGCCGTCCACCAGCGCAGCAGGTTCACGTCGGCTTCCTGCCGGCACAGCTGCAGGAATGCCACCTGCGCCACGTCGGCCGCGGCGAAGCCGGCGACGATGGCGCTGTCCAGCGTCAGGCGCTCCGTCGTGCCGCTGAGCGCCGTTGCCGCGGTGATCCGGCGGTAGTGGCTGGTGCCGTTGTAGAGCGTGATGCGGATGTCGCGGCGGTTCTGCGCCAGCGGCGCGGTGCTGAAGCCAGACCACGCCACGTCCAGCGCCGTGGCGCCGTTGACCACGTTGGTCACCACGCGGAAGTCCTGCGCCAGGCTGGGCACCCAGATCGAGCCCCAGCAGCCCGACAGCGCGTACAGCAGCGATCGCAGCGCGGCGGCGGCCTGCAGCCCTTGCACGGTGCAGTTCACATGGATGCGGTTGCGCGGCTGGCCCACCGGGTCAGCCACGAATGGCAGCGCCAGGCCGTTGTCGACGGCCACGCGCTCGCGCTCGGGCACGTCGAGCGGGTCGGCCGACCATTCCAGCGGGATCGACAGCACCGGCTGGTCGCGATAGGCCACGCTGCCGACGTCGGCCGGCCACGCGATGGCCTCGTCGGCGCGGAACTTGGCCTGGTAGGCGCCAGCCTCCCCGGTGAATCGCGGGATCTCGAGCATGTCCACCAGCCGCGCCAGGAACACCGGCACCACCACCGTGCCCGCTGGCCACGCGGCCGCGGTGGGGTCCACCAGGATCAGGCTGTCGTCGTCCAGCGCGTCGATCTGCACCAGCTCCCAGCTGCGCGGCGTGGCGCCCAGCAGCAACGCCTGGCCGCCGGCGGCGAAGTGGCGCCAGCGCGTGTCCACCGAGATGGCCGACGCGCCCGAAGCCAGCGGCGCGGCCAACGCCTGCGCCTCCATCGGCCACGGCACCCACCAGCGGCCGTCGCCATTGGCGTTGAGCAGGTTCTCCAGCCAGCGCCGCTCATCGCCCTCTGCCAGCCCGTCGAACGTCAGCTGCACGTGCGGCTCCGTCCGCAGCTTGATGCGCTGCTCGGGCCCGGTGGCGGCGCGCAGGATGTCGGTGCGCGAGTCCAGCTGCTCCGAGTACTCGCCGCCGGCAAAGAAGGTCCAGGGGACCGGATCAGCGAGCGCCATTGACCAGGGCATCCCAGTTGTTGCGCACGTGGGTGATGGTGATGTCTTCGCCGGCGGCGCCCGCCATCGCGTCAGCAACAGCCCGATCGCCAATCGCGACGATGGGACGCGCTACCCGAACCTTGCCTGTGCCCGCATCCAGCTGGCCCTGCAGGGCGCGCTCCTGCTGCTGGGTGCGGATGGTCTCGCCGCGCTCCAGCACCGACACCACCTCGTTGTGCTTCAGCGGCGGGGCGCCGGCGATGCCGCCGTTGTGGTAGCGCGGCGCCACGCCCAGCATCGCCTCCGGGATCCAGCGGCGCACGCCGCCCACCTGACCGGCGGTGCCGCCGGCGTGGTTCTGTCCCGCGCTCATCATGGCCGCGGTCGTCTTTCCCAGGCCCGGGTAGATGGCGTCCAGCATCTGCAGCACCAGGAAGGTGGCCAGCGCCCGCGCTGCGATCTGCGCCATGCCCAGCGCGAAGTTGCGCACGAAGTCGCGCAGGGCCTCGCCGGCGGATTTGGTGCCTTCCACCAGATCCATGAAGAGACCGGTGAGCGCGTCGGTGGCGACATCCTTGACCTGGTTGCGGAACACGTCGACGGAGCCGGCGACGTTGGCATAGCCCGCCTCCAGGTCGTGCAGGCCCTGCAGCGCCGCGGAATGCTCCGGGCTGCCGGGCTCCATCATGGCCATCACCTGGCGCTGCAGGCGTATCTGCTCGGCCAGCTGCTCCATGGCGGCCAGCCGCGCGACGCGCAGACGCTCCTCGCCCTCCACGAAGCCGAGCATGCCGGCATCCACCTGCGCGCTGACCGACGTCTCCTCCGACGACAGACGCGAGGTGATGCCGCTGGCGGCGCTGGCGATGGCGTCCGTCTGCGCCTTGCGCACCAGCCGGTCCACCAGGTTGCGCGCCATGGCCTCGCCCGCCGAATCGCTCTCGGCGCGCAGGCGCTTGAACAGATCGAGGAACTCGCTTTCGATGCGGATCCGCGCCGCGCGCACGTGGTCGCCGTCCAGCTCGGCGATCGTGGCCTTCAGATCGCCCAGCTTGTCGATCAGCTCGTCACTGGCCGCTCGCTCCTCCCGTGCGGCCTGCGCTGCCACGTCGGCGCGGTCGCGCAGCAGAATCTGGATCTGCTCCTCCAGGTCACGGCGCTTGCCCAAGTCCTTGGTGACGGCCAGTTCGTTGCGCGCCTGATCGATCTGCAGGTCGATGGCCTGTTCCTGCAGCTGCTGGCGCGAGGCGAAGTACTCGCGCATGCCGATCTCGTGGCCCTTATAGAGCTGGTCGAGCTCGGCCAGCGCCCGCTGCACGGAATCGCGCAGCAGCGCGTTGGAGGCGGCGATGGCCTTGGCGGGATCACCGCCACCGCCACCGCCCGGACGGCCACCAGCGCCGCCGCCAGCCGCGCCGGTGATGACGTTGCTGAAGTCGGGCGGCGGGTTGCGGCCGGACGCGTAGGCATTCACCGCGCCCGGGATGTTGCCGCTCAGCGCCATGAGCGAGGCCTGCGCCCACTTGGGCAGGCTGACGCCGGAGAGGTCCTTCACCTCCCGGTTCAGCTTGCCCACCATGGCTGCGGCCTTGGTGCTGAACTCGACGATGGCGGACAACGCGTTGACGATCTCGCCGAAGCCGCGCTTCGTGTCGTCGGATTCCAGCACGCGGGCCATGTCGGCGATCGCCTCCGCCAGCTCCTTGCTGGCCCCACCGGCGGCGTCGGTGTCGCCTACGAGCTTGAGCAGCGCGTTGCGGACCTGCTGCGTGGCCTTGGCCACGGTGAGCGGCAGACGAGAGAATTCCTCCCCCATCACTTGCGCACTGTTACGAATGGCGCGCAGCAGAATCTCGCTGCTGACCTTCCCGTCGTTGACGTACTGGCGAACCTGGCCGGAGTGGATACCAAGTTCGTCGGCGAGCGCCTGAACCAAGCGCCCGTTCGTATCCACAATGGTGTTGAACTCTTCCGCCCGAAGCACGCCGCCAGCAATGGCCTGCGACAACTGGCGGATGCCGTTCGCCGTCTCTACGGAATCAGCGCCCGACACCGCGAAGGACTGGCTGATGGTCTTCGTCAGCCCGAGGATGTCCTCTTGGGCGAGGCTGGTTGTCTGACTCAGCCGCGCATACAGAGCGACGATGGACCCCCACTCCGCCGAGGTGTCCTGCGCGATGCGGAACGTCTCCTTCTGGGCCTTGGTGAACTCCTGCTGGCTCTTGGTGGCTAGGCGCA